CATCAACAGTCACCTCTTTGATCGCTGTCCTGAAGAATTTCGGATGGATTGTACATTCATGCCCTCTAACAAAGCAGGCACACGTAATGTGTCCATCAAAGTCAGCAAGAAGAGCATCAAAAAGGTTGTTGATGACATTACTCTCATCGAGTTGAACAATTTCCCACCAGCTGCAAGAATTGACCATTTGTTGGCTAAGCGAGGTTTTGATGTGAAAGCCCATGGTACTTACATCAAGAGAGAGGCTGATGGCAAACTTGTCATCAGCGAAGCCAAGAACATTGTGAAGGGCTCGCTCAACATCCTCAATGTAGATGGTTACTGGAGTGATTGCGCATCCCGATCTGGAGATTGTGGAAGCCCTCTTATAGCATGGACTGCCTACGGTCCCGTTATTATGGGTATCCATAGTGCCGGGAAGGTGAAGTTGGACAGAGCTTTTTGCAGTCGGTTATACCGAGATGATGTAGAAGAGTATGTTCTCATTGATGCTGGTAGTGTGTCACTACAGTGTGACTCCAAAAAGATCGAGTTATTCCCTGTAATTAATCGCCGGGATCCTGTCTTCTTTTTAGAAGAATCGACTTGCGCTGTTTACGGTACATTATCAACCGGTACTAGCAATCTCAAATCAAACGTGAGGGAAACGAGTGTAGCACCATTCTTCAAAGGAAAAGGATGGACGACTACGCATGTACGTCCTACATTGGGAACGTGGAAACCCTGGTACCATGGTATGAAGGATATGGCATCACCAAATTTGATGATTTCATCCGCTGAAGCATCTTGGTTGGCAGAGAAAACCCTCACGCACTATTTTGATAGTGTTCCAAGTGAGGAGAAGAAACTGATTCAACTATATGATGTTGATACAGCTGTTAGTGGAGTTGCAGGAGTTAATTATGTCAACTCCTTAGCAATGAACACAAGTTTGGGATTTCCATGGCGTCAACCAAAGAATGCTAAGATCACCTTTGATAAGGAGACCGGTGTATTCAATCTTGACGATGAGCTCATTAAGCGGGTTGATCAAATGATCGACACATACCGCAAAGGACAACGTTGCAATCCAATCTTCTGTGGATCAGAAAAAGACGAAGCTAGAGCTTCGGAAAAAAATGATCTTGGGAAGATTCGCATTTTCATGGGCGCGCCCACCGATCTAGTTATCGTGATGCGCATGTTCTTCGGATCACTCATCCGCGTAGTTCAAAGGAATCCCAGCAAATTCGAGTGCGCAGTTGGAATCAACGCTCACTCTAAGGAGTGGCACCAACTCGCTGTTGATTTACTATCGAAAGGAGATGGTAACTTATTTGACGGGGATTACCAAGCTTACGACAAGAAAATGGAAGCTGTGTTGATTTACTCAATCATCGTATCGGTTGGCCATAAGATCATTGAAAACCTTGATGATTTTTGTGGATTCTCGGAAGTAGAGCTCATTAACATTTACAGATCCATAGCTGCCGATGTGGCTTTTGCATACATTGATTACAATGGAACCCTGTTGTCGTTTCTGCGAAACCATGTTAGTGGAGAACCCCTCACTGTCATCATTAACTGTTTTGCAGGTGGGTGTTATGTACGCTATGCGTACAAAGCATCGACACCTGATGATCAGGAGCTAATCAAGTTCATGGAACGGATTGTTTTACGAACATACGGTGACGATAATGTCGTGAGTGTCGACCCCACGTATGTTGAACACTTTAATTTTGGTGTAATGCAGAAGGCATTGAAGAACATTGGTGTTGTGTATACGCGAGCCGACAAAAAAGAAGGATCATATACGACTAAGTCACTTTGTGACATTGAGTTTCTCAAGAGACAATTTATCTATAACGATGAACTCGGGAGATTTACAGGTCCTCTTGCGGAGTCCTCGATCCGGAAATCATTCC